ATTGGCTCGCCAAAAGGTACGGGGCTTTTCGGTCAGCAGATTGCACAGGCGGGCGGTAAGTTTATTACTATTACAGAAGGTGAGTGTGATGCTATGGCAGCATACGAACTGCTTGGTAGTAAGTGGCCTGTAGTTTCAATTAAAAGCGGTGCGTCTGGTGCAGCTAAAGACATTCAAGAAAACTTAGAATTTATCGAGTCGTTCGATTCAGTTGTTATAAATTTTGATAACGACAAGATGGGACGAGAGGCTGCAAAGAAAGTTGCTCGTTTGTTGAAACCCGGCAAAGCGAAGATGATGACGCTGCCGCAAGAATTCAAAGATGCTAACGAGATGCTGAGACAGAATCAGCACAAAGCTTTTGTGGCGGCTTGGTGGGCATCCAAAGTATATACCCCCTCTGGAATCCTAAACGTCTCAGAGGAGCGCGATAACTATAAGAAGCGTGAGAAAAGAGAATCAATTCAATACCCTTGGCAGGGCCTCAATGAAAAGCTAGAGGGCTTACGGCAAGGCGAGTTAGTTACTTTAACGGGTGGCACAGGCCTTGGTAAGTCAAGTGTTACGCGAGAGCTTGAGCATTGGTTAATTACTAATACGAGAGATAATGTCGGCATCATAGCCCTAGAAGAAGACTGGAGACGCACTGTCGATGGCATACTTTCTATTGAAGCTAACGCTAAGTTACACATCGAAAGAATTAGAGCGCAGTTTAGCGAAGAAGAATTAGATAAATTATTTGGCATACTGTACGATGGCAATAATAAGAACAGGGTGTTTGTTCATGCTCACTTAGGTATGAACGATGTTGATAGTATTTTTAGTAAGTTACGCTTCATGGCAATGGGGCTTGAGTGTAAATGGATTGTCTTCGATCATTTACACATGTTATTGTCCATGACTAATGACGGTGATGAGCGTAGAAACATTGATACGATCATGCACCAGTTTAGAACTTTAGTTGAAGAGACAGGTATAGGACTCATACTTGTCTCTCATTTAAGAAGAGTTGATGGGAATCGCGGGCATGAAAATGGTATTGAAACGTCGATCAACCATCTCAGAGGTTCACAAAGCATTGGTCAGCTTTCTGACTGTATTATATCTTTGGAGCGCAACCAGCAAGCTGATGATCCTATTGAGGCTTCGACAACAAGGGTACGAATATTAAAGTCTAGATATACGGGGGATGTCGGAGTAGCCACACACTTACTGTACAACAAAGATACAGGGCGGCTATCCGAAATCGAAGAAGAAATAAACGAAGAACAACTAGAACTATGAAAAGTATCGTCTTTGATATTGAGGCTGACAGCCTTGAGCCTACTAAGATCTGGTGCATCGCTGCAGTAGATCCTGATTCGGGCGAAACCAAAACCTATAATCCTTCTCAGATTCATGAGGGTCTGGCTTATCTTGATACTGCTGACAAACTCATAGGCCACAATATTATTGGCTATGATCTCCCAGCAATTAAAAAGATTCACAACGTAGACCTTACTAAAAATAAAAAGATCGTTGATACTCTTGTTCTTTCAAGACTGTTCAACCCTACGCGCGAGGGAGGGCATAGTCTTGAGTCTTGGGGTTATCGGATTGGCATGCAGAAAATTGATCATACGGAGTTTGGTGAGTATACCCCAGAGATGCTGACTTACTGCCGCAATGATGCAGTCCTAAATGCAAAACTATTTAATAAGCTAAAGCACGAGTCTCGCGGATTCAGTCCAGAGAGCGTCAACATAGAGCATGAGGCTCTAAGCATTATTGCAGCACAGAGAGAGCGAGGCTTCTTACTCGACGTAAAGTCCGCATCACTTCTGGTAGCTGAGTTCACTCAACGGCTATCAGAAGTGCAGAAAGAAGTACAAAAAACATTTAGACCTAGAAAAATAAAAACAGTTTTACGCGCACACTTCACCCAAACTGGAGCGCTATCTAAGATGGCAAAGATAGAAGGCTCCGACAAAAAAAGTCGCTTATCCAAAGAAGAATACGAAGAAATATCCATCAAGCGCAAAGTCACACGCACAGAAGAAGTTCCGTTTAACCTTGGCTCACGCAAACAGATAGGCGAGTACCTAATTGATTTTGGGTGGAAGCCTAAGAAGTTTACGCCTACGGGCCAGCCAATTGTTGATGAATCTACTTTAAGTAAAATAAAAAATATACCTGAAGCCACACTAATCGCTGAGTACTTGTTGCTGCAGAAACGATTGGCTCAAGTTAATTCATGGCTAAAAGAAATACATAACGACGACAGAGTTAGAGGCTATGTAAATCCTAACGGAACTATTACAGGTCGCATGACTCATAACGGTCCTAACATGGCACAAGTACCTAGCGTTGGTTCTCCCTATGGTAAGGAGTGTAGAGCTTGTTGGACTGTAGCTAACGGCTACAAACTGGTGGGGATAGATGCTAGTGGGCTGGAATTAAGAATGCTTGCTCATTACATGAAGGATGAGGAGTTTAAAAATGAAATTTTGTACGGAGACATACACACAGCAAATCAGTTGGCTGCGGGGCTTGAATCAAGAAGTCAGGCGAAAACTTTCATCTATGCACTCTTATACGGCGCAGGAGATGCAAAGCTTGGATCAGTGGTTGGAGGAAACGCAGAACATGGTAAGAGACTTAGACAATCTTTCTTCGATAGTAGACCTGCATTTAAATCTCTTAAGAACAGAGTTGGACGAGCGTCTAAGCGCGGACACCTCAAGGCGCTAGATGGTCGTAAGCTGTTTGTTCGTTCAGAGCATGCCGCTTTAAATACTTTGCTTCAAGGCGCGGGCGCAATTGTCATGAAGCAGGCAATGATAATATTAAATAACAAAATTAAAGAACATAGACTTGATGCTCACTTTGTTTGTAATGTTCATGATGAATGGCAAGTCGAGGTACGTGAGGATCAGGCTGAAGAACTGGGGAAGCTTGGAGTAGACGCCATCAAAGAAGCGGGGTATGCGCTTTCTTTGTTTTGTGGCTTAGATGGTGAATATAAAATAGGGGATAACTGGAGTGAGACTCACTGAAACAGAGCAAAAAATTGCTACTTATATTGCTAAACAAAGATATAAAAATGCTAGAGACAACGGTATCACCGACAATAAAAAAGGACCACAATCTAATTATGAAACAGATTTAGAAGGTGTTGCATCTGAAATGGCAGCTGCAAAAACTTTAAATCTTTGGCCCGATTTACAAATAGAAAAAATTCCAGAACATGATTTGAGTTTAGGCCTTTTGACAATTGATGTTAAAACTACTAAATACAAAACAGGTAAGCTAATTGCCGCTAAACATAAAGTTAAAAAGTCTTGTGATTATTACATGCTAATGATAGGTTCTTTTCCAGAGTATAGTTGTGCAGGCTTTTGTAAAAGGGAAAATATATTTAACACCAATACAGTAACTAATTTGGGGTGGGGTGAACTACATGCTGTAGAGCAGGCAAACCTACAATCACTAGAGGATTTTTTAAATGAAAATAAAACATGATCCAAGTAGAATAGGTGACTTAGCAGAACATTACGCCATCACATGGCTATGGGACAACGGCTACCACGTCTTTAAGAACTGTGGCTGCACTGGACCTATTGATATTGTTGCTTTAGATCCCGAAGGACAAATAAAACTTATTGATGTGAAGTCCTATAAAGATGGTAGACTAGCTGTCAAGACACCAAAACAAAAGGAGCTTGGCGTTCAGTACCTGCACTATAACTCTGAAACGCGCAAGTGTCGTTTTGTAAGGCATAGGAAATGAAACTACATAGTCTCGTTGATGACATATATTCTCAGCTGTCAGGATTATCTGAGGGTAAAGAGTTTAATTTAAAAGAAGAAGATCTAGATATGACCATGAGTCGTATTAAATCTTCAATCTTGGAGTGGTCTAAACCCTCTGAAAGGAATGCTGAGTTCACTTTGCGAATGTCAAATATTGGCAGGCCTTTGCGACAGCTATGGTATGAAAGCAAAGCTGAACCAAGATCCCACTCTATAGGTGGTGCAACTCAAATTAAATTCTTGTATGGTCACATACTTGAAGAAATAGTGCTGATGCTTGTACGTGCTGCAGGATATGCAGTGACTGACGAACAAAAAGAAGTAACCGTGAAGGGCATCAAAGGCCATATCGACTGTAAGATCAGTGGTGAGGTGGTCGATATAAAGACTGCTTCTCGTATCGCTTTCAATAAGTTTAAAGAAGGTCGTCTAGCTGAGGACGATCCTTTTGGGTATATGTCGCAGCTTGCTGGCTATGAAGAAGCAGAGCATACAGAGGAAGGGGGCTTTCTTGTTATTAATAAGGAGAGCGGTGAGCTTTGTTTTTATCAGCCCGAAGACCTAGACAAGCCCAACATAAACACGCGCATTAAAAATATAAAAGATGCACTGAAGCTAAGTACACCACCACCCCGCTGCTATGAGTCCGTGCCTGACGGCAAGAAAGGCAACATGAAATTAAATAAAAACTGTAACTATTGTCCTCATAAGTTTGATTGCTACGCGGATGCTAATGGTGGTCAAGGACTGCGTGGCTTTAAGTACTCAAACGGTATTACGTATCTAACGCATGTTGAGGTTGCTCCGCGAGTAGAAGAATATGAACCGAAAGCTGTCTAAAAAAATAAATAAAAAAACAATAGACATTTTCCTTCAGTGGCTAAAGACTGTAGTTCCAGAAGAAGAGGCCGCTAAGATATCACCCAAAGACTACAAGTCTTACGTTCCAGAAAATGCTTACTATTGGAATCAAACAACTCTAAAGAATTCTATGTTTAGTCCGCGCTGGATAAAAAGAAAACTAAAGCATAGATTAAAAAATGACCCGCTGCGCGACGTGGAGTCTTACAATTTAACGGACTTCAAATGAATGGAAATATATCTATTGAAGTACTTATCTGTCTCTGCGCTACCAGCATCATAGAAAATAAATATGTTGATGATGAAATGTTACTGACTGTCTATCAAGCGCTAGAAATATATTTTAACGATAAAAAGATAAGCGAGACAATACATTGAAACCTAAAATAAAAAGCGGTGTAAGAACACGTAGAATAAAGCGGCCTCAAGAAAAGAACCTTGTTGTTGGCTACGATTCTAATTGGGAATA